CCGAAGTATAAAAACCTGCAAGTCTATCACCCCAACCACAACTTGTATCTAAAACTTTTTTAGCGTCTGTCATGTGATATATTGCCTTTGCAACATTAGGTTTAAATTGTGTTGCAATATAAGTGCCTAATCTAAATGCACTCATATAACTTGCCTCTCCTAACCAACCACCTTTTAATTTTTCTTCACCGTCAATGGTAACTTTTTTTACTCCGTTAATACCACGCCAAATAGGACCTAGGCACTTCCAGATATCTTTCGCTGTGCCTTGGGTCCATACTTCTATTGGTGCTTTAAAACCATAACTACCACAGTTAAGTCTTAACTCTTGATGAAAATAATTACTAATAGAATTGTAGGTGCTAGGGGCGTCTATCAATCCTAAACCATGTTTACTAAATGGATATTTGTAATCATCATACTTTTCAAATACTGTTTTATCAATATTCTCTAAAGGTTTTATTATCTTCCATATGTCATCATTTTTTAATTCGTTAAATAATTTTCTGACATCTTTTTCTTCTATTACTTTAAGAGGAAATTTAGGTCTATTCTCTGCAATATAATCTGCCAAGTCTAATCTAAATTGTTCTTTACCTATTCTATCTGTGTGATGTTCAAACTCACTCTGATTCATGATAGGTAAACCATCTTTATTTGCATATTGTTTTAGCCATTCGCTCATCCGAAAAATGCCTCCAAACTTGCTTTGTGTTCAACTTCCCAACCTATACTCTCTAATATAAATGATAGAGGAGTAATAAATGTTTTTTCAAACTGTACATCTCTATCAATAAAATCATTTAAATTAAACTCTGTCGGTAGTTTTGTAATATAACTTATGACATCATGTTTAAAAGGATTTCTGTCTTTTAGTTTTATAAATTTAATCTTATCACCTTCTTGTATTGCCGGATAGATATGGTCTATCTTATGTTCTTTTATTTGATGATTATAAATCAATGCACCTTTTACATGTATAGGTGTACCTTTTACAAATATATCTTTTGCACTTCTATACTTTCTTAGATTATTACAACTTCTAGGAAAAGATATTTGTTCTGGTGTCATCTGATTAAATTCTTCTCTAAAGTCTGCAACAAATTTTATAAGTGTATCGTTGTCTTTTGTCATCATGATATCAATTGCCTCTTTAATTTTACCACGACAAACTTCTGGTGTAGAAGACTTGACTGCCTCAATGCCCATGATTTTCATTTTAGGTTTTGTATATCGAATACCTTCTTCATCTAATACATGCAACATATATCTTTTCTTGGCAGTCCATATCGCCTTGTCGGCAATAACTTCTCGTTTCATAACCATTCTTTGTTGAAATGCATTAGTATAATCTGCTAATTCATTAAAACATTTTTCAATAAATGGTTCTATTTTTTGTTCAATAACTTTATCTAAAAATTTTAGTATCTGTTCTGTATCTTTACCTTCACATGTTTTTTCTACAAGTTTATCTAAACACAAATAAATCGAATCTGTATCGGATGCCACAATGTAATCTACTTTATCATGTGTCTGCATAACTTTATTCATATATTCATTTACATTTTGTTCTATGTGTCTAATTACTAATTGACCTGCTGTTGTAATTGCTGTTGCCTGTCTAACATCATAGTATCTAAAGTATTGATTACCGATAGCACCATAGGCACTATTTAATGCAATCTTTTTTGCCCATTGAATATTATGACATCTTGCAATTTCTTTTTGATATGATTTATCTTTTGTTTCTTGATACTTCTTCTTTGCCTCTAACATTTTCTTTTTATAGACAACTCTATCTTGATACATCTTATCTAATAATCTAGGTAAGAATCCTGCATTGTCTCTTTTAAATCTTGCACCATTAGGTGTCATACATAAGTTAGCAGATTTTAAATGTTCTAGATTAGGTTTCTTTGCAAGTAATTTATTTACAGTTACACTACCTGTATCTATACCTACTATCTTTTCTGGAGATATATTGTATTGCATAATCAAATGAGGATAAAGTGAATTGATATCAAACGATACTATCCACTTGTGCATACCTGTGATTGGGTCTTTTACATATGCACCGTCATATTTAGAATCTTTTATCTTCTCAGATTTTTCAGGCACTACAATATGTTCTTTTCTTAAAAAGTTATAAATCAAAACATCCCACACTCTTACTTGTGAGAACACATCATCATAGTTTACTTTTGCCTCATAAGCCATAGTCAATATCAATTCAATAAGTTTTAGTTTATCTTCTAGTTTATCTACGATTTCTACATCTTGTATGTTATAATCTACAAACGATTGAAAGTCTTTTGTATACCACTCTCTAAAAGTTTCATATGGCATTTCATCTTTACCTATACCCAACTCAACTTTACCTATGTAATCAAGTTTATAACTTTCTTGACTTACAGGTATAAACTTTTGATACAAGTCTATGTAATCTAACATTGCAATACCCATAATTGCAAATATTGTTTTAGGTCTACCTCTTACAACGACCTCTTTCTTTTCTACATACTTCCATGGCGAAAAGTTTCTAACAACTTTATCATCTGTTAGTCTGATAATTCTATTCATTAGATAAGGTATATCAAAGAACTTACAATTCCAACCTGTAATAATATCTGGATAGTTTTTCATCCAGAATGTCATGAACTCTTTAATGATTTCTTTTTCTGAATTACATCTGATATAGGTTACATCTTCTCTATCAGTTTTAAAATCACCTGTGCCCCATGTTAGTATTTGTTTATTAGTTTGATTCTTAACTGTTAGACATAATATTTCTTCAACAGGATTATCTACATCAGGAAAACCTTCTTCACAACTTGTTTCGATATCAATAGTAAAGATTTTAATTTTATCTTTTTGCCATTCAACATCATCTTTATATTCATTTGCAATATATTGATATGCAAATCTTTCCATACCATAGATAGGAGAATTAGAGTTATCATAACTCTTTTTAAATTCTCTTGCCTTTATGATACTATCAAACTGTGTTGGCTGTAGATAATCGCCTTGCAAGTTAGTATGTTTAGTTTTCTTATTTGTTAAAGTAAAAAAAGTAGGTTTAAAATCTATCTTTTCTTGAAACTCTTGCCCTTCATGAATACCACGAACAAATAATTTACCTTTATATTCAATTATGTTCTTATAAAAATTCATCAAGTAATCAACTGTTTCTCTACTTCTACTATACCGCCTGTGTTTTGTTGATATGTTTTTTTCAACTCATCATTAGGTTGAACACTAGTAATTATATTTTCGTTTTTAAAAATAACTTCATCACATTTACCATACGGAATATATGAATGAAATCCTAGAGTTACCGGTTTACCTGGTGCCTCTTGTTGTGGAATAATTACATAGGGTTTTTCTAAAGTAATTGTATTACTTTCTTCATCGCCTTCTTTTATATTGCCTATTATATCTTCGCCTGTTGTCAAACGAAATAGTCTCACATCTGCCATAATTTACCTCACTTGTTAATAATGTATTGTACTATAAAAAATCTTATTTGTCAATACTGGATGTTAATATGAATTTTCTTGAAGGGTCTACTGCAAGATTACATAACTTCATAAATTCTCTGTTAATTAATATTGGTGTCTTACCACCTCTGTCATCTAATGTAAATAAAAGATTTTTATATACTGTGTTTTGAAAATTTAAATCTAATCTTATTACTGGCCTAGTTTCTTTTCTATTTCTAAACCCACCTAAATTTATATCTTTCATTTCTACTAATTTAGATTTTATTTTTTTGCCGTTAAGAGACCACATAACGGTATTATTTTTTATATCGTAATCATCAGCATGTATTACAGATGTATCTGAACTATTACCTGTATCCATTTTGCCTATCAGTTTACCTAATATATCATGTTCAAAAGTTTCATGAACACCACACAAAGAAGGACTTTTCCACCAATTTTTTTTGTCTTTATATGATTCTAATAAAGTTTTGACCACATTAATTTTTGTAGCTTGTTCTATACCTTTCGTGCCAGGTGAACTATTTACTTCTAATATATATGGTAAGTCTTTGTTAGTTTTGCCAGGTATAAAATCAACACCTACCCACGAACCACCTACTAATTTAGCAGCCCTTATACAAGCGTTATGTTCTGTTTCACTTAATTTATATTCCATAATTTCTGCACCTTGTGAGTAGTTTGACCTAAAATCATTTTTTACTATCATTCTTTTCATACTGCCTATAACTTCATTGTTTAGTACCATAACTCTAACATCAAATTTAGTCTGAACATAAGACTGTAATATTAATGCAATATCTTCATCAAGTTTAAAAAGTAATTGTACCATACCTTCTAAACTTTTTTCTGATTCTACAAAAAGAACACCTACACCTTTTGTGCCTGAATTTGTTTTTAGTATTACAGGATAATCTGTATCTAATTTTTCAAAAGAAACTTTTGCACTATCAACATCAGGTATTAAAACTGTTGTAGGTGAAACTAAACCAGCGTCTGCTAGTCTTAATGAGGTCATGTATTTATCTGCACATAACTCCATACATGCTCTTGTATTTACACATGTAATACCTGCTCGTTCTACTTGTGTTAATAAATCTTTCCATACATCCTTTTTATTAACACCACCTCTAACAATAAATATTGTATCTTCTGAAGATATAGGAAACCCTTTATCATCATCTGAGTTATGAATTGTACGAACATTGTTCTCGAATGTTAGATATGCACCGTCAATAAAACATACATAACATTCTAGACCTAATTTTTTTGCTTCTTCTTCAATTC